TACGCTAAACCAGCGAAAAATCCAGCCGCAAAACAGATGAGCGCCCCAAGTATCATCATTGACTCTTCTCCGCCGACAGGACCCTAGTTATCTCACATAGAAACATGGCACACCAGAGCACGGCTGCTGCGTCATCGTCATCGGCCAGCGGATCTGCACCCGTAACGATCTTGTCTCTCAATAAGAGCAGGTGCTTGATGCCATGGTCAATCCGGTCCATAATGGCCTCTGTGTCGTGGGCCACATCCTCTGTTTTCTCCGGTTTCATCGCATTCCACGACGTGCCATCCGGCCTGCGGTCTACACCAAGTTGACACCGCGCCGCGAGCCGCTCTAGCGAATGTGTGGTGATATAGTGAAATGGTGGTACCCTGGACGACGAAACTAAACCGGATGCGTGCGTCACATTTGGAACGCGCTTTGTAGTCTTAATCGGCGATGTCACAATACTTTGACTCCTTTTGCAATTGATGGTCTCTCCTCTGGATGCAGCAGGCCCAACACGTAACCGAGCATGAAAGCGCAACCCAAATACCCAGCGCTTTTGGATGCCGCTGCCTGCACCGACATTGGCCTATCCGCCAATTCCTCCATCCAAGCAGACATCGATTGCAGGCCCATGCTCTTCAGGAATTCGAGATTCCTTGGGTGTTCACCCAGAACTTCATGAACCAATGTCTTGTGCACGTCAGCAACAGTCACGGTTTAATTCCGTTCCACTCCTGCCAGATTTTCAGTGCTAAGGTCTTGCCAATTCCTGCCACTTTCAACCAGTCGCTAACTTCAGCATTGGCCATGTTGCGGCCTGTATGGAAATATCCAACCACAGCGGTGGCCTTCTCCCAGCCGATTTTGTAGCACTCCTTGGCCACACGCTGCTCGAATGTCGGCTTCATCATCTGCACAAATTTCGGCAATTCGGTCCAGAATCCAAGATGCGCCCGGTGCTTGTCGTACTCTTTATCGTTCCACCAGTGATACAGATTGAGGATGACTTTGGCCGTCTCATCAGCGGTGCTGGTACGCTTGACCGCGATGCCGCCGAATTCTGCCATCGTGGTCAAGTATTTGTCCAACTCAGAGTACATGAAGCTTGAACTGTTGGTATTCAGCTTTAGCGGCACCCATTTGTTGCCAAAGTATTCTTCCAATACCCCGTCGATGGGATTTGGTCTGTAGATGCCCTCGACAATCAGGTACCGGCGCTGATAGAGGTCGCTCATGTTTGGCGCTTGATTGGCAGAGAAGCGGCCCGAATACCGTATCGACTCCATCATGCCGCGCACGCGTTTATATTCGATGCCGACGAAGATGCGTTTGCCGTCCGGCCCATTGCCCTCAAAAGCGTAATCCGCTGACGGCAAATCCATATATTCGACCGGAAGCGGACCGGCACCATCAATGATAGCTTTGATCAACGTCGCTTCGCGCCTATTTACGTGTCGCTCGCGCTGATCAATCAGAATCAAGGTGCATCCTTTTGTCGTACATGAGCCGTTTCTGCACCAACCGGCACGATTCACAGAGTTCCGGATGGGTGGCCCTCTCGCAAACGTGCGGATAAATAGCGTTGACGCCGTTCCTTGGTCGTTCCGGCTGCAACACCCTGCTGCCGTCTTCGTTGAACCAGCGTTTCAAGAGCCTGTGTCTGATTACTTCCTTTACTTCTTTCATTCCCAATCCTTTGGTGAGTTCTCGAACACAGCCGCCGCAACCTCGGCGAAGTTGCAGAGGTCGCCCTCAAATGTCATCCCGGTAACGCTCGGATTCTGTCTGCAATTCAGGATCCGGACGCCGAAAGTGTTGTCACCTGGGATGAAATAATGCTCCAGGTTGGATTGGATGAGATAAGCGGATTCGCCAAATCCCATGCGATCATAAAGGCCTTCCCACGTATCGACGTCACGGCCTTGACTATCCTTCCTCCTGGAATAGACGCGCTTCATGCCGTGAACCAGCACGAGACTTTTGTCCGTATCGTATGCCTTGCGGATGAAGCTTTTGTAAAGCTGATTCAGTGATAGATAAGCCTTCTTGATGTCGGCAGCTGGATTGAGTTGCCCGAATTCAGCGAGCCGCATCAATTCCCACATCTGGTCTGCGCGGTCAAATACTATAGTGCGCACATCTTTGTGGTCGAGCGCTCTAAAGTAAGCATCGCGCACGTTGTCGTAATGTTTCTTGTAGCCGCGTTGGTCGGTGCTCCCGTCAAGCGGTGGAATGTTGTAATTAAAACCCCACAACTTGCGGCCTATACGGACGAATTTCTCGATCACGCCTTCCAAGCCGATGTCCAAATTGATGTAGGCCACCGGGTCTGGTGCGTTGCGTAACCAGAAGTCCGATTTGCCGGTGCGATCCATACCCTGCGTGCCGAATAACGCCCGCTGCGGAATGTCGGCTGACGGCAATGTAAATCCAGCCGGTAATGGTGGCACCGGCTGGAATGCGTGTTTCACGAATGCCATCTATTTGGTCTCCTTTTTTCTAAGCACGACCGGTGCATGTCCTGTAACCATCCGCCAATTTTCTACCAATTCTCGCTGCGAAAATTCCAGACGGTAAAGCCGATATCGGGCACCGGTCTGCTTATAGTCACCGTTCACCCAGAAAATGTGATACTGCGCCAACCTTGTGCCGTAAGCGTAGCAGTAACTCATCGTTTGCGTAAGCCACAGCCATTCGGCCTCTAAATCCTGCTCGCGCCGCATGCTCTTCCAGGTGAGTTTGAATTCGTGCACCACCGGCTCGCCCACCAGATCCACGAAGCTGAGGCCGTCCGGTGTGAGGTAAATGCCGTCCTTTTTGACTTCACCTGGGCGATAAAGCATGTCAACATGTCTCGGCGCGATCCAAGCTTCCCAGGCGATGCCCATGGCCACCCGCGCTTCACTGCCTTCGCTATCGGCTGGCTCGGCGCTTTCCTCTTTTAAAATGTTGGTAACTAGAGCGATGTCCCGCGTGATCTCGGTCAAATGCAAACCCGGCGTACGCGCATCGTCGCTAGGACTGCCATACAGAGGAATCCGATACGGTATCGGTGTGATTTTCGGCATGGCTGTCCTTTACGGTCATGACTCTTCGCTGATTTTGACGGCGAAAATTTTCAGACCAGGGTTTTGGTCGCGCAAATGTTGAGCATCACCCAACGATTCCACGGCGACACCCACTGTATCCAGAATCGACTCTTTGACTACTTGTTCATCATTGGATACGACGTACACTGTCGTCATATGAGCCCCTTCCTTAAAACTGGATTGAGGCCCAAGGTCCGCTCGAACCATTAAAAGCTGGGCCTCAACCCAAGACCGCCCCTAGGCTGAGAAGGCGGCCAATTCGATCAACCGACCTTTATGATTTCATCGCCGCTTATGACGTAGCCGTCACGGATACCCATCAAGATCGGTTCAAGTACGTTGTTGTCCTGAAATGCCTTCAACGCCGAATCCCGGACGCCAGCCACCAGACCAGCCGCATTCATTGCTTTGAAGACTTCGACGCGACATTTGCTGCGGTTCACTGCCTCGTCACCCAATACAGTAACGAGGAAGGATTGCAGTATCTCTGAAATGTCGCCGCTCTGCGTATCCACGGTAGCGCCGTTGACTGGCCTAGCCGGTGCCGCTGCTGCTGCCGCTGCTGCCGGTTTGGCTGCAGCTTTAGCCGGTGCCACTGTTCCTATTTTCTGCCACGGCAGCCGGTGGATGATTCTCGGCACGGCCAATGTCTTTGGGAAATCGGATGGTTGCGCGTTGACCGTCTGTATCAGATTGGATCTGCTGTTGGGAATGTTGCGTTCAGGCTGATTGATGATATGCAGCGCCACGTCCATATTGTCCAGCACCGAGAAGTCGTTTTGCAGTTTGTCCTCAGGGAATCCGGCGTTCACGAGGTTGGACAGGTAAAGCCAGATGTTGCTGGATTCGGAAAGCTGAACTGAGCCGGTTAACGACACCAATTGCTTGCCGTCATCGCTCGGGCCGTATTTGGACGCGTCGCCGAGAGTGTAATACTGATAAAGCACGTCATCGGAGACCGGTTTGCCGCTGCTGAGCCCGACGAACGCTATACGGAGAAACGGTATCAATTGATTCGCCTTGCCCTCATAATCCCAGAGTACGATGCGATGCTCCAGGCCCCGGTAATCGCCTGCCGGTAAGACGAACCCGCCGCCTTTCACAAAGTTGCTGAGATTAAAGTTAATCGCTTTGCCCACGTCTGTAGTGGCTGGTTGGGTCGCAGCCGCCGCTGTTCTGTTCGTTGCCGCCATTTCTATCCTTCTTTCTGGCCGCGCTCTAAGCGGCCCCTGTAACTATCGTATCAGACCGTTGTCTCGTAGTCAATGCCTTATTCAAATAGTGGCCTCGGTACCGCATTCACAGGCTGATACCGCGCCAGAAACGTCTTGGACAGCAAGTACTTGTATTTCGGAATCGCCCACTCGGCTTGATCATCGACTATGAAATCTTCGCACCAATCGTCATCGGCTCGGTCGCCGCGACCGGCCTGCTGTTCTAATTTCTGCGTCATCAGATAAGGACCGTATTCTCTGTCGGCCTCCTGCCGAGCCTTCATGACTTTGCTCCTGCCGTCAGGGAATGGCATCTTAGCGTGAATTTGCCACCGGCATTCGTCGTACGGAAAGTCGTAGCCAGTCCCGACAGCCGGTGAGATCAGTGCGACTGGCGGTATCGTTGCGCCCATCGCCTTGTAACGCTCCACAACCTTAGCCACCGGTTCCTTCCTATTTTTAGCCGACACAATGTC